TCTTGATAGTCAGGGACGTGTTGTTCGTACTTGGGCCGACATCCTTAACCAAGCGAACCTGGGATTTGAAGTCATGCACGAGCGCAACGCTCACAACTTCCCTCTGGACCTTGCTTCTGTTGAAGCAACTCCTGTCGCCTTGTCCGCCCCCGCCGTCGGCTGAGGCTAAATCGCCGTCCGTTCATCCCTTCAGTGGGACGCATGTAACCTGATCATGGAACGGGGGTCAGGTACTTGGAGATTATCATGGCTACTCAAGTCACCTACAAGTATCGCGGCGTGTCTTACACCAAAACCATTCAACGTTAATGCCTCAACAAAACAAAAAAGTAAAAGCTAACGTTACCCGTCTGGACCCCAGCAAGGAAAACCCTACTGTGTTCAAGCGGTGCGGACAGTGTGGCGATAAAAAACCACAGTGCCGCAAACAGAAGAAGTGTCTTAAAGACCTTCTGTAATTAGCGGGAGTCAGGCACCTCAGAGTCGGACCTGGCTCCTCTTGGCGTAGGCCCTTACGAGGACACCCTTCGCCGTCTAGACGGTGGGATAGACCACAAAAAAATTTTCCAAACGTTTGGGAGCAAGTCTATAAACTTTACTCCTTAAAATGGCACAACAATCTTCTACTCTGACCACGAGCCTTACGCGCCCTGGTCAGTCTAATAGCACGGGTGACGCCCGCGCTCTGTATCTCAAGCTTTTTAGCGGCGAGATGTTCAAAGGCTTCCAGCACAATGCGATCGCCCGCGATCTTGTGATGAAGCGTACCCTCAAGAACGGCAAGAGTCTCCAGTTCATCTACACTGGACACACCAAAGCTGAGTTCCATACTCCCGGAAACGCTATCCTCGGTAACACCGATGGTGCGCCCCCGGTGGCTGAGAAGACCATCACCTGTGATGACCTTCTGATCTCCAGTGCATTCGTGTACGAATTGGATGAAGTCCTCAGCCATTACGATCTGCGTAGCGAGATCTCCCGTAAGATCGGCTATGCTTTGGCTCAGAAGTACGATCGTCTGATCTTCCGTGCTCTGACCCGTGGCGCTCGCGCCGCTTCTCCTATCACCAAGGCTAGTTTCATTGAGCCTGGTGGTACTCAGATTCGTGTTGGCGCTACTGCTAACGCCTCTGACGCTTACAACGCTAACAATCTGGTCACTGCTTTCTATGATGCAGCTGCTGCTCTTGACGAAAAGGGTGTCAGCCAGGAAGGCCGTGTGGGCGTTCTGAACCCCCGTCAGTACTATGCACTGATCCAACAGGTTGGTGAGAATGGTCTGATCAACCGCGACGAGCAAGGTACTGCTCGCCAGCGTGGTAACGGCATCGTTGAGATCGCCGGTATCAAGATCTTCAAGTCCATGAACATTCCGTTCTTCTCCCAGTACGGTACCAAGTATGGTACTGGCTCTGCCACTAACCCCGGTATCACCGATCCTGGTAACACCGGTTCGTTTGTGTCTGAGGCTGTTGAAGATGCTGCTGCTGATGTCACCGGTATCAACAACGAGTACGGTGAAGAAACCGAATTCGCTAACAGCTGCGGTCTTATCTTCCAACGCGAAGGTGCTGGCTGTGTTGAGGCTATCGGTCCTCAGGTTCAAGTTACCTCCGGTGACGTGTCCGTGGTTTACCAGGGCGACGTTATCCTGGGTCGTCTCGCCATGGGCGCTGACTACCTGAACCCTGCTGCTTGCGTGGAACTGTTTGCTGGCACCGCTACCAAGCCTGCCGCTTTCTGATCCATTTATATTTGTTCAACGGGGGAGCTTCGGCTCCCCTTTTTTTTACTTTGAACTATGCCTGCCACTTATGCTGCGTCCACAGAACTGGATGCTGTTAATCAAATATTAAGCTCTGTGGGACAGGCTCCTGTCACCACACTCGACCTACAAAATCCTGAAGTAGCTATCGTTCTTACTACCCTGCGTGAAGTTAATAAACAAGTTCAAGCTGAAGGTTGGAACTATAACGTTGAGCGTGGCTACGAATTCACCCCGGATTCAACGACCAAACATATTGCATATCCCACTAACGTTCTTCAATTAGATACTAGCAAGTTCAAGCACCGCGATGACTTTGATCCGGTGCGTCGGGACGGTAAGTTCTACGATAGACTGAAGCACACCTATGAGTGGGACAATGTTATTGAAGCCGATGTAACTTGGTTGTTTGAGTTTGAGGACGTTCCTCCTGCTATTCAACTGTACATCACCGCCAGGGCTGCACGGCTTGCAGCTAACAAGATGGTTGGTGATACTACTCTGTTCCAACTCCTACAAGAACAAGAACTGCAAACCCGCGCTGCTGCTCTAGAGTACGACTGTAATCAAGCTGATTATAGTATCTTTGGTTGGCGTGACGGAGAAAACTATTACAATAATTATCAACCGTTCCATGCGCTGATGAGATGAGTACACTGACCCAAAGGATACCAACCCTTCTGCTTGGCATTTCTCAACAACCCGACAACTTGAAATTTCCTGGTCAGGTGGTGGACGCTCAGAACGTCTTTCCTGACTACGCTTTGGGAATGCTGAAGCGTCCTGGCGGTAAGTTTGTAGCTAATCTAAAAGATGCTTCGACTTCCGGCAGATGGTTTTCAATCCTGCGGGATGCGAATGAGAAATATGTCGCCCAGTACGATGACAATATTTTTCGTATCTGGAGCCTGATTGACGGTCAACCACGTAAGGTAGAGATGGGTACGCCTGGTACAAAGGGTGTGCCTAGTGGTTGTAACTATACTAATTTACAAACTGATCTAACCGCTTACCGTAGTGCTATTGACACCACTGCTGATGAGCTAGAAGATCTAAATGAGTTCGGCGCTACCTTTGCTGAAACTGATGACGGTCAGACTGGTGTACAAAGTTCACTGTTTGAAGTAACCACAACCTACGATACTGACTACAATCAAACGGTAAAGTCCGGTGTGGTCTACGATGGTTCTAAATACATCGTTACCAATAATGGTACAGTTATCGGTCAGTACACCAACACCACTTTTGCCAGCGGCTATACGTTGGGTGATGAGCGTACTGATGAGTACCCCATCCTTAAACAAAAAGGTCTAAAGATCTACGAGATTAGGTTTACAGCTGCAGCCACTCACACCGCTGCACAACTGACCACTGCTACGACTAACCTAACTACCGCGCAAACTGACTACGACAACGCTCAGTCTGCAGAAGCAACTGCTGAAACTGCATACGATGCAGAAGTAACTGCTTGTGACATTTCTTCCATTCCATCGACTGAGTACCTCAACGGTGCTACAGCTGATGACATTGAGTTTTTGACTATCAACGACTATACCTTCGTCTTGAACAAAGCTAAGACGACGGCTATGAAGACTACTACAGCTACGGCGCTGCCTAATCAGGCTTTCGTTGTTATCTCTGTGGTTGCTTATAACGCTGCTTATCGTGTCAAGATTAATGGTACAGATTATACCCATACAACCCCGACTGACACCAGTGGAGGTACAACTGACGCAGGTACGATTGCTGCAGCACTGACCACATCGATCAATGCTATTAGTGGTATCACTGCTACCCAAGTTGGTCCTGGTATCCACATTACTGGCACAAGTGCTTTTACTATCAGCACCTCCGGTTCTGCAGTGGAGGAAGGTTTGTATGTGTTCCAAGATGCTATCAATACAACTGGTAGGCTTCCAAACCAATGTGCTAATAACTATGTCGTCAAGGTTTACAATAGTGACATCATTGATGCTGATGACATGTGGGTTAAATTCGAAACACAGAATTCAGCCTCTGTTGGCCCTGGTGTGTGGGAAGAAACCGTAGCCCCTGGATTGAAGTTTGAGCTTGATGAGCTGACCATGCCTCACCAGCTTGTTCGTCAAACAGATGGTTCGTTTAAATATGAAGCTGTAGACTGGACAGACCGTTTAGTGGGTGATGATACTACCAACCCGGAACCCAGTTTTATCGGCCAAAAAATTAACAACCTGTTTTTCTATCGTAACCGGTTAGGGTTCCTTTCAAATGAAAATGTAATCCTTAGTAAAGCTGGTGACTATTTTAATTTCTTCGCTGGTTCTGCTCAACTTGTTGCTGCTGATGATCCTATCGATCTAAGTGCAACTTCACAGCAGCCAGTTAATCTATCTTACGTGCAGACGGTTAGCGTCGGTCTTGTTCTGTTTAGTCAGAACGAGCAGTTCCTGCTGTCTACTGATGCTGACATCTTGAGTCCGACTACTGCTAAAGTTAACACACTGTCTAACTTTGAATGTGATAAGGACATTGCTGCTGTATCGCTCGGTACGACCCTTGGCTTCGTCTCTAAGACGCTTCTGTGGACGCGGGTATACGAGCTAGGCAACATCCGTAAAGAAGCCCCTGCAGCCCCCTCAGAGCTGACTGACAACGTTTCTGAACTTATACCTTCAAACATAGATACATTTATCGCATCACCTGCTCTATCGATGCTGTCATTTGGTCAGCAAGGTAGTGACACCTTGTACCAATTTAGGTACTATCAAAGTGGCGAAAAACGGTTGGCTAACACTTGGTATAAGTGGAAGCTGACTGGTGATCTGCTAGAACAGTTCTTCGATGAAACTACGTTCTATGCAGTATGTGAAGATGGTACTAATGTATTTGTCCAATCATATGATTTGACTCAGGCTAGTGAGCAAGGGTTTCTGACCCTCAGCACTGGTGAGAAGACAGATGTGTGTATGGACATGTTCTCTATCAACCCAGAGCGTACCTACGATAGCAGCACAGGTAAAACTAGGATCATCTTGCCTTATGATCACATCACAGGTAAGAGTCCGTGTGTTGTTATTCTTGGAGGTTATATTGGTACTACTGTTGCTGCTG